TGGATCTGGCCCGGCAAGCATCCAGCCCCAACCCGGCATAGGGTTCGACAACACCACGGCCACCCCGGAACATCCGGGGCATGGCCAAATCCCCAGCGGGAGGAACACCCGCACCCCGCTCCAAACCGCCAGCCACTGAAACACCAGCGGCTGGCAAAGCCACGTCCAAACGCCGGAATACCGACTGGGAAGCCGTAGAGCGAGACTACCGCACCGGCAAGTTCACACAAAGGGAACTCGCGGACAAGTACGGCGTCAGCCACGCCGCCATCGGCAAGATGGCGCGCTCCAGGAAGTGGCAGAAAGACCTATCGGCGGAAATCAGACAAGCCACCAACGCCAAGCTGGTTTCCGAGCTGGTTGCCAAAGAAGTTGCCGATGGTTCCCGAGAGGTTGCCAATGCGGTCCTGGCTGCCGCCGAGGTCAACAAGCAGGTGATCCTGAGCCACCGCAGCCGCCTTGGCCGAATCGCTGCAGTGGCCGGAACTCTCATCACCCAGATCGAGCAGGCAGCGCAGCACATGCCCGACCTGGCCGAGGTCATCGAAATGGTGCGCCAGCCAGATGACAACGGCATCGACAAAGCCAATGATGCGCTGCGCAGGGCAATGGATCGGCCTCAGCTCGTGGACGACCTCAAGAAGCTGGCCGAAATCAACGAGCGTGTCATCAAGGGCGAGCGCCAGGCATTCCGGCTGGACGAGGCCGACGCAGACACCGACAAGCCCAAAGGCACCGACAAGACGCTGACCGATGCCGAGCGTGCCGTGAGGCTCTACAACCTGCTGACCAAGGCCAAGGCATGAGCGAGACGCCGGTTCTGGCCGACCTGATGGCGCACATCAACAGCCTGTCAGCAGAGGAAAAGGCCGAGTTCGATTCCATCCTGCTGGCAGGCAGCACGGCAATCTGGGAGCCGCAGCCAGGCCCCCAGACGCAGGCCTACAACTCGGAGGCCGACATCGTGTTTTACGGTGGTGCGGCCGGTGGAGGAAAGACGGATCTGATTCTTGGTCTGTGCCTGACAGCCCAAGAGCACAGCATCGTGTTTCGGCGCGAGGCCGTGCAACTGACCGGCATCGAAGAGCGGATGTCCAAGATTCTGGGCACCCGCGACGGGTACAACAGCCAGAAAGGGCTGTGGCGCCTGCCAGGAAATCGCGTGATGGAGCTGGGCAGCGTCAAGGAGCCGGACGACTGGATGAAGTATCAAGGCCGCCCGCACGACCTCAAGGCGTTTGACGAAATCACGCACTTCACCGAGGCGCAGTTTCGCACCTTGATCGGCTGGCTGCGCACAGACAACCCAAACATCCGCCAGCGCGTGGTGGCTGCCGGAAACCCGCCGACGACACCTGAAGGCGAGTGGGTCAAGCGGTATTGGGCCGCTTGGCTGGACCCGAGGCACCCGAACCCGGCCAAGCCCGGCGAACTGCGCTGGTATGTGACGGACGAGGAAGGAAAAGACAAGGAAGTTCCAGGGCCGGATATGGTCCGAGTCGGAACGGATATGGTCAAGCCGAAGAGCCGGACTTTCATTCCGTCGAAGGTGGACGACAACCTTTTCATGATGTCCACCGGCTACAAGGCCATCCTGCAAAGCCTGCCCGAGCCGCTTAGAAGCCAGATGCTGCGCGGTGACTTCAGCGCAGGCGCAGCCGATCCGGTGTGGCAGGTGATACCGACTCAGTGGGTCAAGGATGCTCAAGCCAGGTGGAAGGAGCGAGAGGCCAAAGGCTTGATGACCCGCATTGGCTTCGATCCGTCACGAGGCGGCGACGACAAAAGCTGTCTGGCCCGCCGCCACGGACAATGGTTCGACAGACTCATTTCCGCGCCAGGCTCTGTCACTGTTGATGGGCCGACCGCCGCCGCTTTTGTGGTTCCACACGTCCGCGACGGTGCTCCGATATGCGTCGATTCCATCGGCATCGGCTCCAGTGCCCTCGACTTCCTGGTCGGCCTGAACCTCTTTGTTTACGCCGTCAACGCCTCCGAGGCGTCTGGCGTGCTGACCAAGGCTGGCAGCTTGCGATTCAGGAACCGCCGAGCTGAGATGTACTGGCGCCTTCGGGAAGCCTTGGACCCGACCAACCCGGACCCGATTGCCTTGCCGCCAGATGACGAACTGCTGGGCGACCTGACCGCCGTCCGGTACAAGGTTGTCACGATGGGCAAGACCGCCGCCATCCAGATGCACAGCAAGGACGACATCCGCAAGGCGCTTCAACGCAGCCCGGACAAGGGCGACGCTGTGGCAATGACGTTTCTGGACACGATTCCAGAGGCAAGAGCAGCATCGGCAGCGCGAGAACCCGAGGATCACGAGCCCGCCGACTGGCGCTTGTAAGGAAAAACCATGAACGCAGGCACCCCGCACACTTCCGACGACATCAAGGACGGCGCATCCACCCCGCTGACTCTTGACGAGCTGTCCACTATCGTCCGCCAGGCCACCGAACAGCCGCCGTGGCGCTTGAATGCAGACAAGGAGGCCGACTACGCCGATGGCAACCAGCTCGATTCCGGGCTGCTGCGGCGCATGAAGGATCTGGGAATCCCACCGGCCAAGGAAAACATCATCGGCCCGGCCATTGCCGCCGTGTGTGGATATGAGGCCAAGACGCGCACAGACTGGCGCGTGACGCCTGATGGCGACCCGAGCAGCCAAGACGTGGCCGACGCCATCAACTACAAGCTCAACCAGGCCGAGCGGCATTCCAAGGCAGACCGAGCCATGTCGCAGGCATTCCGGGCTCAGATCGCAGTCGGCCTGGGCTGGGTCGAGGTGACAACCGCAGCGAACTCGCTGATGTTTCCGTATCAGTGCCATTACGTCCACCGCAATGAAATCTGGTGGGATATGACCGACCAGTCGCCGGACCTTTGCAATGCCCGGTGGCTGTTCCGCAAACGCTGGGTCAGCCGGCAGACAGCCGCACAGCGGTTCCCGAAGCACAAGGACCGCATCTTGTCCTCGCTAGAGGACTGGGTGGGCGACTACGCCGGCCAGATGCTTGAAGGCGGCGAGTCCACCGGACTCCAGGCGTCACCCGAAGCGCTCAGGGCCTGGACGACGAACGAGGAAGCGTGGTTCAACCGGGAGAACGATCAAGTCTGCCTGACCGAAGTCTGGTATCGCCGCTGGGTGCCGACCGTGCTCCTGAAGCTCAAGAATGGCCGGGTGGTCGAGTTCGACAAGGCCAACGCCATGCACCAGATCGCCGTCGCATCGGGCAAGGGCACACTCACGCGGGAGATTGTCCCCAAGATGCGGATGTCGTGGTGGATGGGGCCGCTTCAGCTTCACGACGACAAAACGCCGCACCCTCACCAGAAATTCCCCTACGTTCCCTTCTGGGGCTATCGAGAGGACATGACGAACATTCCGTTTGGATTGGTCCGCGACATGCTGTTCCCGCAGGACAACCTGAACTCCAGCATCAGCAAGCTGCGCTGGGGCATGGGTTCTACGCGCACCGAGCGCACCAAGGGCGCTGTGGCCATGTCGGATGCGCAATTCCGTCAGCAGGTTTCGCGCGTGAACGCAGACATCATCCTGAACGCCGAACACATGGCCCAGCCGGGGGCAAAGTTCGAGGTCAAGCGCGACTTCCTGCTCAATGACCAGCAGTTCCAGTTGATGAACGATTCCCGCACGGCCATCCAGCGGGTGTCTGGCGTCACGGCAGCATTCCAAGGCCAGGTCGGCACCGCTCGATCTGGCGTCCAGGAACAGACCCAGCTTGAGCAGTCTCAGGTGTCCATCGCCGACTTGATGGACAACTTCAAGGACTCCCGCACGCTGGTGGGTGAACTGTTGATGACGCACATCATCCACGACATGGGCGAAGAAGAGCAGACGGTGGTGATTGAGGGCGATGCCATCAACGAACCACGGACGGTCATCATCAACCACCCGGAGCGCGACCCGGCCACCGGCATGACCTACCTGAGCAACGACATCAAGCGCACCCGCCTGATGGTCGGACTGGAGGACGTGCCCACGTCATCGAGCTTCCGAGCGCAGCAACTCAACGCCATGTCCGAGGCGGTAAAGTCCAGCCCGCCCGAGGTGCAGGCTGCGATGTTCCCTTTCATGGTCGAGTTGATGGATCTTCCACGCAAGCGCGAGGTGGTGCAGGCCATTCGCCAAGCCCAGCAGCAGGCCGACCCGGAGCAGATCAAGGAACAGCTCAAGCGGGAGCTGATGTACGAACTGCGCGAGCGCGAGCTGGCGCTGAAGGAATCCGAAAGCGAGGCCCGCATCAAGAAAATGATGGCCGAGGCGGTTCAGGTTGGCGTGCAGTCGGCATTCAGCGCCATGCAGGCCGGCGCTCAGGTGGCCACCATGCCGATGATCGCGCCGATTGCAGACCAGATCATGGCCGGTGCAGGCTACCAGCGCCCGAACCCGATGGGAGATGACCCGAACTTTCCGACGCCCGGCCAAGAGGCCATGCCGGTGCAGCCAGGCGCCGAGGCTCCAGCCATCCCGGAGGAAGCCGCCGAGGTCCGGCAGAACACCAGCCCGGCATTCCCGCCAGTCCCGCAGCAGCCAGAAACCGGCATGACCGGGATCGAGACGCCGAACCCAGCCGACAACCTGCCAGCCTGAACCCGTATAGGGTTTCCAGTCCGTAGGCAATCTGTGGACACTGTGATTCAAGCCTGAAAACGAAAGTGGACAGGCTTGAAACCTGCCCGTGATGGGTCGGATTCCCGTAGCAGGAGGACTGCACGGTCGGGGCGAAAGCCCTGGCCCGTGGTCCAAATGCGTCCTCTCATTCAGGCCGGGCCGGATAGCTCGGATGGAGAACGCGCAACATGGAAGATCAGCACGACCCGCAAGCACTGCTTGACGCTGCATTCGCTGGTGAACTGTCGCTGGATGGCGAACAGATCGAAGCCGCAGCACCGGGTGAAACTGGAGAGACGAACGAGGGTGAGCAGGGCGCCGCGCCCGCTGACGAGAAGCCCGCCGAGGACAACGCATCAACCGATGCCGAACCCGAAGGCGCTCCGATTGCCAGCAAGTCGGGCACCTACACCATTCCCTTTGAGAAACTGGCCGAGGCCCGGACGAAAGCCGCCAACCTGGCGACCGAGAACGAAGCACTCAAGGCCCAGCTTGCGGAACTGACGGCCAAGCAGCAGCAGAACCTTGCCGCTGCACAGGACCAGGCTCAGGAACGCGCGGAATCCGGCCAAGCGCCGACCGCCGCCGACCAGAATCTGGACGCCGCACAGAACGCCATCGCTCAAGGCGTCGATCCGGCCATCTTCGGGGATTTCTCCGAGGAAGGCATTGCGAAAGGCATCGCCACCCTGATTGGGCAGGTGACGCAGCAAGTGCGTGCTGAACTGAAGGCAGAACTGGAACAGGGCTTGGCCCCGGTGAAGGCGTCAGCCGCGAAGACCGCAGAAGAAGCGCACTTCGGTGCCATCTATGCGAAGCACGCGGATGCCGACGAAGTGCTGGAGTCGCCGCAGTTCCAGGCGTGGCGGCAGTCTCTGCCCGCCTTTGCCCGTGC